CCGCAAGGTTATCGGATGGTGAATTTGTTTTCACCAAAAAGGCTACCGATCAAATGGGCGCTGATCAGCTACAAACTATGATGGACGAAGCTGAGAAAGCCTATGACGGTGGTTTAATGAAGAAAGCATTCGGTGGTCTAACTAACGATCCTATGGCCGATGAAAAGAGCTATATTAACGAGGACGGAATGACGCGAGAAGCAATCAAAGAACAAATGATTAATGCTAATCGTATGCCGAGTGTACAACAATAAGGCCACTCTTTAACTAGACCCCTTATTATTTTAATTAACCTAAAGGCTACCTTGAAGTATCAAGACCCTGTATTGAACGCGAACAATACGGCCACCTTGAAAGACGAACAAGCCCCTACAGGAGTGTGACAGTATGTCAAATGCAATTGAACAAGAGCAAGAAGAAGCTACACCAAACCCGTACAACTCTCGAAAGGACTGGCACACGCCTGATCCTGTAAGTAGAGGCGCAGCGGATGGATTATTTTTTGAAGAGACACCTAAGCAGAAGAAGGCTACCCGCAACGCGGCCCCTGAAGAAAGCGAAGAGCCTCAACAAAAAACCAATTATAAAAAACGATACGATGATTTAAAACGACATTACGATCAGAAAATCTCTGACTTTAAAGAAAAGGAACTTAAACTTACCGCAGCCGCAACAGAAATGCAACCAGCATATGCGCCGCCTAAGTCACTTGAAGACCTGAATAATTTTAGAGAGCAGTACCCTGATTTGTATGAAACTGTAGAGACTGTAGCTCACTTGCAAAGTGAACAGCAGATGCAAGCTTTAAAAACTAAGATGTCTGTTCTCGAAGAACGAGAGTCAGGTATCCAACGCAGAGAAGCTGAAGAGACTCTAAAAAGCCGTCACCCCGATTTTGAAGATATTCGAGGCGATGACAAGTTTCATCAATGGGCTAGTGAACAACCAGAGCAAATTCAAGGTTGGATTTACGAAAACCCAGACAATGTTGGTTTAGCTATCAAAGCTATTGACCTTTATAAAATGGAAAGCGGAATCTCTCTTACATCAAAAGCAAAGACAAAGAAGTCACAAACTAAATCTTCGGCTGCTGATTTTGTTTCTACTAAAACAACTGCGGTAGATACAAAACAACCTAAGATTTGGACTCAACGGGAAATCGCTGCTCTTTCTATACAACAATACGATAAGTACGAAAGTGCTATTGACGAAGCTGTACTGGAAGGCAGAGTAATACCATAACTTAATTTGTCTTTTTTTGGAGTAACATAACATGGCTTATAACGTAAGCGACTCAACATTTGAACAAGGTACTACCACCGCAGGTAACTTCGCTAGTGACGGAACAGGTCAAACTGGTCAGTTTTTCTTACCAGCAATCTTTTCTAAGAAGGTTCTTAACTTCTTCCGAAAAGCTTCTGTAGCCGAAGCAATTACTAACACTGATTATTCTGGTGAAATCTCAAGCTTTGGCGATTCTGTAAAGATCATCAAAGAGCCGACAATCACTGTTTATCAGTATGAGCGTGGTGCAGACGTAACACAAACTAAACTAACTGACGTAGAATCTACTTTGATCGTAGATGTGGCTAACGCATTTAAATTCAAGGTTGATGATATTGAATCTGCAATGTCTCACGTAAACTTTAAAGAAGTTGCATCTTCATCTGCTGCTTACGCTCTGCGTGATGCTTTCGATGCTGGTGTAATTGCTAAGATGTTTGCTGGTGTATCTGCTTCTTCTCCGAACCACATCCTCGGTTCTGACAACGCTACTGATCTAGCTGCTGGTACTTTCGATGGTACTGGTAACTTGGACATTGGTTTTGCTTCTACTGAGCATGATCCTTTAGATGTGATGGCTCATATGGCCCGTCTTCTTGACGAGCAGAACATCCCTGAAGAAGGTCGTTGGTTCCTAGCACCACCTAGCTTTTACGAGCAGCTTTCTCAGTCTAGCTCTAAGCTAATGTCTGTAGACTTTAACGCTGGTCAAGGTTCTATCCGTAACGGTCTGGTATCTTCAGGCAAGCTACGTGGCTTTGACATGTACAAGTCTAACAACGTACCAGCAACTTCTGCCGCAGCCGGTCAGATTCTTGCAGGACACGTTAGTTCTACTGCTACTGCTCAGACTATTACTAGCACTGAAGTCCTTCGTGACCCAGATAGCTTCGGTGATATCTGTCGCGGCTTGCACGTATACGGTGCTAAAGTATTACGTCCTGATGCACTCGTATCAGCGTTCTACGGTATCGACTAAGTAAGTAACTAGAGACGGGGGTGTAAAAGCCCCCTGATCTTTAGGAGGTATTGTGGCTATATTAGGAAGCGATTCAAAACCTTTAATGATTAAAGGAAAAAAAACAGGGAAGATTTTAGGAGACACTGGAAGTTGGTACAAGCCAGAGAATAAAAAGAAGTACGAAACAAACTGGGATGCAATCTGGGGTAAAGAAGAAAGCCCCGCAACTAAATCAAAGGCAGTATAGACGATGGCAACAACCTTCTTAGACTTAACAAACGAACTCTTACGTGAGTTGAACGAAGTTGCGTTGACGGCTGCTAACTTTACACAAGCTAAAAGTGTACAGCAACACGCCAAAGATACTGTCAACAGAGCATACTTTGATATAATTAATTCTGAACCACAGTGGCCTTTCCTATCTGCTGGCGAGAGTGGAGATACTGACCCTATGTACGGTAACGTATATGTAGAAGTAGCAGCAGGCACTCGTTGGTACGAGCTAAAAGCAAGCAGCAGCAGCATTACAACAGATTATAGCTCTATAGACTGGGATAACTTTTATCTCACTACTGTAGGCGTGAATGGCGAAACCGCTCCTCACACAGCAAGAAACTTAGGATTCACTTCTACCGATGCGTGGAAGGACTTCCGCAGAGTATCCGAAAATTTAGATGATGCAGACACACAACAATACGGTGTGCCTACTCATGTTATACGTAGCCCAGACTCTAGAAAGTTTGGTCTTAGCCCAATCCCCAACAAAGCTTACCGTATCTGGTTCTACGCTTGGAACCTTCCTACGCGGCTTGTCGCGGCTACAGACGCTCTTCCTTTTCCTGACATGTACGCGCCCGTACTTCTTGCGCGGTCTAGATACTACATGTGGCAGTTTAAAGAGAACCCGCAGTCGGCAGCTTTTGCGCTAGACGACTACAAGAAAGGTCTACGCAGTATGCGCTCAAATCTTATTGAGCCTACACCAACAACTTTTACAGACGATAGAGTGAGGTTTGTTTAATGGCTCTTTCGCAACCCTTTGGTATTTCATGCAGGGGCGGATTAAACACTAATCTAAATCAGCTTGAAATGCTAGGACAGCCCGGATTTGCTACAGAGCTTTTAAACTTTGAAGTTGATCCTGATGGCGGCTACAGGCGTATCAACGGCTACACAGCTTTTGGTAATAATCGTCCAAATGGCAACAACGCTATTTTAGGATTAGCTGTATATGCTGATGGTATTATTGTGTGTTCAGGCACAGACATTTTCTTTACGCTTGAAGGGACTACATGGATACAGATAAACAGATCAGGTGTTCATAGCAGCGGAGATAACTACGCTACCTTTACAGGTCGTTCCGTTTTAGCGCGAACAAATCAGAAACAATGCTCAATTGAAATCTTCGCGGGCAACGAGGAATATGGACAGGCTTTAATTTGTGACAGTGAAAATAAAGCATACTTGTTTAAAATAGAAGGCTCTGGCGCTTTGTCAGGACGAACGTACTACTCAGCAGAGATAACAGTAGACGGCACAGTCGCTCCTTCAGTAGGCGTTATTCACGATAAGCATTACGTAGTTGCTGGCGCTTCAACACACAAGAACACAGTATATTACAGCCACACACTTGAGCCAGATAACTTTAGTGGTGCTGGAGCAGGAAGTATTTCAATTGACGATCAGGTTGTAGGTCTTAAAAGTTTCCGAACAGACTTGTTTATCTTTTGTAAAAACAGTATTTATAAATTAGTCAACATTAACGACACCCAGAATATTTCTATTGTTCCTATTGCTAAGAACGTAGGTTGTCTCAGCCACTTTAGTATTCAAGAAATTGGTGGTGATCTGGTATTTCTTAGTCCAGATGGCATTCGATCTGTAGCAGCAACAGCCCGTATTGGTGACGTTGAATTAGGATCAGTTAGCCGACAGATATCTTCTGTAACCTCTGTAATTGCTAGAGATATAGATGACTTTATTATTACAAGCTGTGTATTGCGGAGACGCTCTCAGTATCGTTTATATTATTCTACGGCTGCTGGAAATGTTGTAGATGCAAAAGGCATTATAGGAACAATGACTAACCAAGGTTTTGAATGGTCTGAAACAAAAGGCATACAAGCTTCATCTTTAGTTTCTGATTTTAGTAATGTAGGTATTGAAAAACTACAGCACGGAGACAAAGACGGTTACATTTATAACCATGATGTGGGCGGAGCTTTTTCCGCTGATGGTTCTCTTTTTAATATTGACGCTAAGTATACTACACCTTTCTTAGACTTCGGAGATGTAGGCACTAGAAAGACTATGAAATACGTTAAGATTTCTGTGACTCCTGAAGGTGAACTTGCGCCAATACTCAGAACTCAATATGACTTTACTGATAAAGACGTAGCACAGCCCGAAGATATTGTACTTGTAGGCATTCCGGTTCCTCCTATTTTTGGCACAGCTACTTTTGGTAACGCTATTTTTGAAGGTACAAACGATCCGATGGCACGGCAAGTCCTCGAAGGCAGTGGACACACAGTAAGTTTCCAAATTAGAACAGAGGATCAAAGTCCTCCTTATTCAATAAATGGTTTATATATAAATTACGTGCCAGCAGGCAGGAGATAAGACATGGCGGGAACAAGTTACACACGACAAAGTACCTTTGATGATGGAGATGTCATAACCGCTGCATTATTCAACAACGAATTTAATCAAGTTTTAAATTCTTTTAGTTACTCAGCTACTGGAACTACGGGCCATCAACACGATGGTGGCGCTGGAGAAGGTGGCAACATTGAAATTATTGGTGACGGAGATTTTTTAAACAAGATTTTAGTTGACGGAACTAATAATCGTTGGGGTTTTTATGTACAGGTAGGAGATGTTACAGCAGAGCAAATCCGCATTCAAGACGGTGCAATTGTTCCTGTAACAGATAACGACATTGATTTAGGTACAAGCTCATTACAGTTTAAAGACGCATTCATTAATGGCACACTAGAAGCTGATGCAATCACTATTGCAGGTGTTACACTAGCAGAGACTATTTCAGATACTGTTGGCGCAATGGTTGGAAGCAACACTGAAACAGGCATCACAGTTACATACAATGATGCTGATAACACCTTAGATTTTGTAATTGGTGCTGGTGATATTGTTAGCTCAATGCTTGAAACAAATGTCACAGTAGCGGGCAACATCCTTGTTGGCGGTACAGTTGATGGGCGTGATGTAGCAACAGATGGGACTAAGTTAGATGGCATTGAAGCTTCATCTACCGCAGACCAAACAGATGCTGAAATTCGAGCAGCAGTTGAAGCTGCAACAGACTCAAACGTATTTACTGATGCTGATCACACCAAATTAAATAATATTGAAGCAGGCGCAGACGTTGTAAGCACAGCAAGTGTTACAGCCGTTGGCGCATTAATGGATAGTGAACTAACTGCTCTTGCAAGCGTTAAAGCCATTAATCAGGGCTTAGCAACCACTAACAATGTTCAATTTGCAAATGTCACAGCAACTGGAAACGTAAACATTACTGGAGACTTGACTGTTTCTGGTGACGATATAACAATGGCTACAAACACTGCCGGTGCGCTTTTAATTGCAGACGGTACTAACTTTAACCCTACTACAATCGGTAGTCTATCAGAACTAACTTCAATCGCAGGCGATGATGTTTTCTTAGCTATTGATACTTCAGGTGGCGGTTTAAAGAAAGTAGCACGTAGCACAGTAGTACAAGGTCTAGCGGCTTCTAGTGCTATTGGAAATGTTGTAGAAGATACAACACCTCAGCTTGGCGGTGACTTAGATGCTCAAGGCAAAGACATTACAGATATTGGTATATTATCTGCTGATACTGTAAGTGGAATCTACGGAAGCTCTTCAAGCCCTATAGTTTTAACAACCACTGTAGCTTCAAAGACTTCAGCGCACCCTTACAACGGTGACGGCTCTAGCAGCGCGTACTTCTTAAACGGCGTTGAGTCTCCTTCTATTCAGTTCTCAGGCGTAGACGGCATCACAAGCTCTTCGGGCTACTACTATAAGTTTGATCAGGCTGATAGTTCTAACAGCGGCCACCCGCTTCTTTTTTACTACGATGCGGCTAAGACCACAGCATACACAACAGGCGTAACAACTTCAGGGACTCCCGGAAGTGCTGGCGCTCATACTACAATAGCTGTAACGTCTGACACGCCTAATATCCTGTACTACGAGTGTAGTTCACATGCCTATATGGGCAACTACGCTACAGCAACTACAACTACCATTGGTACTACAGGGGCTGTAAAAATTCCTGCGGGAACTACAGCTCAACGACCTACAGCGGTTGCAGGTCAATTTAGATATAATAGCACAACTGGAAAATTTGAAGGCTATACAGATTCGTGGGGAGATATTGGAGGCGGCGAAGCTCAGTTTGCATTGAATACGATGACAGGCGATGGAAGCGACACAACGCTTACTATGTCTACTACACCTGCTTCTGAGAACTCTATTCAAGTTTATTTTGATGGTGTGTATCAGCACAAAGATACTTTTAGCTTTAGCGGTACTACACTTACTTTTAGTACAGCCCCTGCAAGCGGAGTAAAAGTAGAAGCAATGGTTATCTCTGCTGTGCTGGCTTCAACAACTCCCGGCGATGGTACAGTAACTCTTGCTAAGATGGCCGCAAACAGTGTAGATAGTAATCAGTACGTTGATGGAAGTATTGACACTGCTCACATAGCTGATAGTCAGGTGACTGTTGCTAAGATGGCAGCAAACAGTGTCGATAGTGATCAGTACGTTGATGGTAGCATAGATTTAGTTCACATGTCTGCAAACAGCGTGGACAGTGATCAGTACGTTGATGGTAGCATAGATTTAGTTCACATGTCTGCAAACAGCGTGGACAGCGATCAATACGTTGATGGGAGTATTGATTTAGTTCACATGTCTGCAAACAGTGTAGACAGCGATCAGTATGTTGATGGAAGTATAGACACTGCTCACATAGCTGACAATGCTATTGTTGCTGCTGCAATCACTGACGGAACTATAACAGCCGCAAAGCTCGGCACAGGCGTAGGCGGGGCGTTCAACAACTTCCTTGTTAAAACTGCAAACTACACAGCAGTCACGCGAGACCAGTTAGTTGTAAACTCTGGAAGCGCAGTAACTATTACGTTACCCGCAAGTCCCGCAGCAGGCAACATAGTATTTATCGAAAACGCTGGAGCAGGTACAGTTACTGTCGCTCGCAATAGCTCAAACATTAATTCAACGGCAGACGATGGCGAGCTAGTTACAGACGCTGGTGCAACTCTTGTGTACGTTGATTCAACAATCGGATGGAAGGAGTTATAAAATGGCAATTACATTAGGTGGAGGCGGCGGTTCAGCCTCACAAATTAACGAGGTAGTAAGTTTACAGGATACTGCTGACATAGTTACTTTAGCAGATGGCCGAGTTTATCTCAAAGGTGGTATTTACGAGACAGATTTAACTGTTTACCCCAATGCCGATAGCACTTTTTATTACGCAAGCGAAAGTTTTAGTGTAAGTTCACAAGACACCGCACCCTATGACATAACATGGGACGGCACTTATTTTTGGGTTCTAGGCGGGACTAATAAGACCGTATACAAATACAATGCGTCTGGTACTTATCAGAATGTAAGCTTTAGTGTAAATTCACAAGATAGCTCTTCAACAGGAATAACATGGGACGGCACTTATTTTTGGGTGGCTGGAAATACTACTAACAGCGTATATAAATACAATGCGTCTGGTACTTATCAGAATGTAAGCTTTAGTGTAGCTTCACAAGACGCCAGTCCCCAAGGAATAACATGGGATGGTTCTCATCTTTGGGTGACTGGAGATAATAGTGATACCGTATACAAATACAATACGTCTGGTACTTATCAGAATGTAAGCTTTTCTTCTCAAAGCAACTACGCACAAGGAATAGTTTGGAATGGTAGTCATTTTTGGACAGTTGACAGAATTTCTGATGCGGCATTTAAATACACTGCGGCTGGTGTGTACACAGGCACATCTTTTGCGCTAAATGGACAAGAAGTCAATTCAATGGGAATAACATGGGATGGTTCTCATCTTTGGGTAGTTGGATACACAGCTGACACTGTGTTTAAGTACGAGCCTAGGATTGGTGTAGCATCGGACACAAGCTTTGGCGCACAAAACTACGTGAGGGTAGCATAATGGCTTTAATAAGAGCAGAAGATTTATTGACTCCAGAGCAAAAAGCTCGTACATGGCGCGACAACGAACTAACTCGCACTGACGTAGCCGCTACGGTTTCTGACTACCCTAACGCAGATGCTTACATAGCTTATAGGACTGCATTGCGTGACTGGCCGTCCACAGAAGACTTCCCAGCAACCCGACCGACTTTAGGGAGCTAAGAAATGGCAACAACACAAGTATCAAACAGTCTTATAAAAGACGCATCAGTAACCGCAGCGAAAATGGCCGCAAACAGTGTAGACAGCGATCAGTACGTTGACGGAAGTATTGATTTAGTTCACATGTCTGTAAACAGTGTGGACAGCGATCAGTACGTTGACGGAAGTGTTGATTTAGTTCACATGTCTGTAAACAGTGTGGACAGCGATCAGTACGTTGACGGAAGTATTGATTTAGTTCACATGTCTGTAAACAGCGTAGACAGTGATCAGTACGTTGACGGAAGCATTGACACTGCTCACATTGCAGACGATGCAGTTACTTCAGCTAAAGTAGCTAACGATATTAAAGTGGCGGGTGTAGAGACTATCTATGTCCCGGCGGCAGGTATGTATCCAGAGACAACTAACGGTTGTTCTGATCTGGAGCAAGTCGAACTATCTAACGGCCCAGAACTAAAATGTTTGGACTTCGCGGCTGCGGCAGATGACTTTGCTCAGTTTCAGGTTATCTTCCCTAAGTCTTGGAACGAGGGTACTGTTACTTTTCAAGCCTTCTTTACTGTTACAGGAACCAATACTGGTACGGTAGCTTGGGGCTTGGCGGGTAGAAGTTTTGCGGACAGTGCAGATATTAACACAGCCTTTGGAACTCAGGTAGTGGCAACAGCGAAGGCTCACTCTGGAACGTCTAATGACCTAGATGTTGCGGCAGTAAGTGGCGCAGTAACCATTGCTGGAGCGGCGGCAGATTGCTTGACTATCTTTCAGATTGCTAGAGATGTTTCGGCAGACTCTCAGACAGGCGCGGCTCGTTTATTAGGCATCAAGTTGTTCTTTACCACTGACGCAGCAAATGACGCATAAGGAGTAGACATGACTGGTTTTGGTTATAATGTAAACGGTTTTGGTGTTGGTAGTAGTGTTGCACTAATTTCGATGTCCTATGGTCTCCTCGCAGGTGGTGGTGGTGGTGGGTACAATCAGGGTGGTGGTGGTGGTGCTGGTGGTATGCTAGAAAGCACTGCTGATGTAGAACTGGGTGTCGCTTACTCCATTAGAGTTGGCGCGGCAGGCTATGGGGGAATGAATCAAACTACAGGGTATAACGGAAGTAATTCAATATTTGGTTCTTTTGCTACTGCTCTTGGCGGTGGCGGCGGTGGAGCCAACAGAAGCAGTCGATATGATGGCGTCGCTGGTGGCTCGGGTGGCGGTCCAAGCGGTGGCTCCTACGGATACGACGGCGGCGCAGGAACTGCCGGTCAAGGAAATAAAGGAGGCGATGCCTATGGTGGCGGAATATCTCCCGGCGGTGGTGGTAAGGGTGCGGCGGCGGCCAACACTCCTTACGGGTCTACGTCAGGAGGAAACGGCGGTGCGGGTAGTACCTTTAGCGCATTTGGAAACAGCACACAAGTAGCTGGTGGCGGCGGTGGTGGAACGTACTCAGCCACAGCGGGAAGTGGTGTTTATGGCGGCGGCAATGGCGGTAAAGGCGCGGGCATTGGCACTAACCCTACCGCCCCTACTGCTGGAAGTTCCTTGACCGGCGGAGGCGGAGGCGGAGGTTCCTATAGAAATCCCGTTAACTGGACCGTGAATGGTGGTAATGGAGGCTCAGGCATTATTTACTTATCCTACCCTTCAGCTAACACAGCATCATTTTCTGGTGGTGTTACTGCTACAACTAGTACAGTATCAGGAAATACTGTAGCCCGAATCACAGCGGCTGGCTCATCTGACACAGTAACCTTTGGATAATCACTATGGCACATTACGCAATATTAGATAACAACAACATAGTCACTCAGGTACATGTCGGTAAAGACGAAGACGAGGGTGATATTAACTGGGAAGAGTATTACGGAGCTACACGCACTAGCTACAATACTAGTGGTGGTGTTCACTCTGAAGACGGTACTCCCTTTAGAAAAAACTATGCAGGGATTGGCTTTACTTACGATGAGGAGAGAGATGCTTTTATTCCTCCACAGCCTTACGCTAATTGGACACTGAACGAAGATACATGTTTATGGGACTCACCTGTACCTTATCCTAGTGAGGGTATGCATGAGTGGGATGAAACTAACGGAGAATGGGTAGAATTATAATGGACAACTTAAAACAATTCTGGAAAAGCAGATCAAACCGATGGCAAGTCTTTGGCATAACCTTAGCAGCTCTACAGGTCTATGTGTTTCAACTGAACCTGTCTGCTGAGAGTATCATGTTAGCCAGCACACTCTTCGGCATGGGTGGAATATTCTTTCGCTACCAGACCACACAGGCAGTATCACAAAAATAAAAGGATTTTATAATGTTGGACGAACAGAGCAAACAAACTATAGACGTAATCGCAGCATCTACAGGGATTCTGTCTTTAGCAGCGTGGCTGCCCCCTTTAGCCAGCCTGTTCACAATAGTCTGGTTAGGTATTAGAATATATGAAACTGACACTGTTCAAAAGCTTATTAAAAAAGGCAGGAATAAAAGATGAGTAAAAAACGAAACAAGAAAACCGCTAATAAGTCTTTGGAGACTTTAAAACGTAAGCAATATGCTCGGGGCGGTAGAGGCGGTAAAGACTTAATCGAGCCTAAAGGTGTTAAGCCTAAACCCCGCGATCTTTTTGATGATAGTATTAAAGAGCCTAAAGCTCCTCTTCCTAGGCCAAAGCCCACGGTTCCTGCAAACGAAAGAGTGTCTACGGCTGTAATGCCGGGAAGTGTAACTATACCTAATCCTAAAGTTAGAACTGAAACTCGTGCGGATGCGCCTATCGCCTCTCCGTATAGCGACGTTCAAATGGAGAGCGGCAAACGCGGGACAACTGCAAGCACCCCCGAACGTGTCTCCGAACAAGAAAAGCGGCAAAAAGCAAAAGAAATAAACGATAGATATGTTGCAGAAACTCAAACTACTAATTTTAAAGATTTGTTTAAGCGTTATAATGACTCAAAAGGCACAGACAAAGACGCGCAAAGACAGATAGAAGATATTCAAAACAAATATCGGGACGAAAATCTTACGTATCAAACACAGGCTTCAACTCCACCAACTTTTAGGGGTTTGAGTACTGAGCGACCTTTTTCAGTGCCTAATTCCTATCTTGATGAAGAGCCACGACAAACAGTTTATAACGAAGATAATGTTACGCCTAATGATTTTTCAAATCTTACTCCAGCTCAACTGGCTCGGCTCGGTGAGGATTTGGGCCGCGATGTAAAAGACACAGGAGTTAACACAGGCGGAAGAAGAGATGACGGCGGAGGGGCTAACTGGTGGGAAGAAGCCGGTTATGATACGGTACAGGACGCTCTAGCAGACGGCTGGACGCTTGTAGATGGAGTATGGACACCGCAGGATGGTAATAATAATAATAACGGTGGTGGTAATAACAATAATGGCGGTGATACTGAAACTCCCTACGACACTGGCCCACTAAACGTAGAAAACAAAAGACCAGATGAAGCTGTACTTGACCAAATGACAGCTACAAAGATTAAGGGTCTTTCTCGTAAACGTGAAGCTTCTTATAAAAAAGAACTAGCTAATCCAGATTTGTCTGAGGATAGACGCAGGGAAGTTACTATTGCACTAGAAGCCGCTGGTAGAAGTACTAACATCCAGAAGCTAGATCAAGCAGGGACTGTAACTAGTGCGGGCGTTAGCGCACCTACAATGGCTCCAGCGGCTCAGGGAACTGTAACAACAGGTACGCTTCCTCCTGACGTAGTAGCTAACACCTATAAAGCTCTGATGGCTGGCGATTTATTGCCAACTGAAGCGGCTCAAATGCTTGACGATCCGACTATAGCAGAAGCTGATGAGGCTGAGCTTACCGAACGCGCAGAGGCAGCTACAAGAGATGCGGCGCAAGAAAAAGCAGCTCTGCAAAAAGACCCAGAAGCGTTTGATCGCGATGTTGATTCAGTCATAAAAGAAGTATCTTTCCGCGAGCCTGTTGATGTTGGACGCACGAAAGACGCAGAAGCAGCAGAACGTGAAGCAATCATAGGTACTAAAGCTACAGAAAGAGACGCTGCAAGAATTATAGAAACTGTAGGCTTTGAAGCCGCACAGCGCCGAACAGTTACAGGTACAGCAGCAAAAAGCACAGCGGCTAAGATGTTGTCGGTTGTAGGTGAACTACCGCCAGAAATTACAGCAGCTATTGTAGATGATCCTGCAACTGTAACAGCTCAAATAGATTCACAGCCTGTTGAAGTAAGAGCAGCAATTGCAGCACTTCCTACAGAAGCTTTAGTATCTTCACAGATAGAAAGTTTATTAGGCGGCATGGAAGATGGCGAGGTTCCAATGTGGGCCAGACCAGCGGTGCAAAGCGTAAATGATATGTTGGTACGCCGTGGAATGTCAGCCTCATCTGTAGGTCGAGATGCGTTGTTTAACTCTATCATTCAGTCTGCAATGCCGTTGGCTCAAAGCAACGCTCAAGCTCTTCAAGCTACAGCAGCTCAGAACCTGAGTAACCAGCAGCAAGCTAACATGTCTCAAGCAACACTAGACATGCAAAGACGTATGGCTAACTTGAGCAACGAACAGGCTTCAGAGTCTCAGACAGCTCAAATGGCTCAACAAATGAGTGCTATGCAGAGCCAGTTCAGACAAGATGCTGTGATGACTACTGCACAACAGCAACAACAAACACGCACACAAAACTTAGCTAATCGTCAAGACCAAGCTAAGACAGATGCTCAGAACGATGCAGCTATGCGGGCGCAGAACTTAGGCAATGAACAGCAGATTGAACTGGCTGACATGCAGTACATGAATGCTACTGAGTCTGAGAACATGTCAGCAATACAGCAAGAGCGTATGGCTGAGTTGCAGGTCGGAGCAGATTTTCTTGCAAAGAACGCGGGCTTCAAACAGCAGATGGAGTTAGCTAACCTCGGAAACGATCAGCAGATGCGACTAGCTAATCTTTCTGCGTTAAATCAAGCTGACTCAGAAAGTATGAGCGCAGAGCAACAAACAGAACTTGCTAACCTTAACACACGGATGCAAACAAACTTGACGCAAGCGAAGATTGCAGAGTCAATGGGTGTTGCACAGTTAAGTGTAGATCAGCAACGAGCAGTTACAAACGCTTCTATGGTTGCAAACATAGACTTAACTAAGTATAGCGCCGTGCAACAGGTAGCGTTAACTAACAGTAAGTTTATGCAAACAATGGTCTTAACAGACTTTAATGCTGAGCAGCAAGCAGCAATGCAAAACGCCACAGCACTAGCTACAATGGACATGGCAAACGCAGACCAACGTACAAAGTTAGCAATCACAAACGCACAAAGCTTTTTGTCAAGAGACATGGCTAACTTAAACAACCGTCAACAGGCTGTTATCTTAGATCAACAAATGAGACAGCAAAGATTGTTATCTGATCAATCAGCATTAAACACAGCTGAACAGTTTAATGCTACTTCACAGAATCAAGCTGACCAGTTTAACAACAGTTTAGCAGCAAATATGGAGCAGTTTAACGCTTCTCAGACTAATGCAATGGAGCAGTTTAATGTTCAAGAAACAAACCGACAGGCGGCAGTAGAAGCAGGTAATCAGCTACAGGCAGATAGTATTACTGCTCAGATAAACGCAGATTTAGGAAAGTTTAACGAACAGTCAGACCTTCAGCGTGACCAGTGGAATGCCGCTAACGCACAGGCTATTGAGCAATCAAACGTACAGTGGCGTAGGCAAGCTAACACAGCAGACACCGCAGCAGCTAATGCGGCGAATCAGCAGAATGTTCAAAACGCTTATAATATCTCGGCGTTAGATCAAACTCAAATATGGCAGACGTTAAGAGATGAAGCCGCTTACGTCCGTCAAGCTTATGAAAATAACGAACAGCGCGAAGCTCAGTTAATTGCAACAGCTATTGGAAACGAATCAGGGGCGGCTAAAGATTCAACAACGAGCACAAGCGCCCTTTTACAATTAATCAGAAACTATGGTGGTATTTAAAAATGGGATTTTTAAGTAAAATTTGGAAGGGCGTTAAAGGTGTTGTTAAGAAAATAGGCAAAGGAATTAAAAGCGCTTTTAAAAAGTTTGGCAAGTTTATGGGCAAGATAGGTATCTTAGGCCAAGTAGCTATGTTTTTTATTATGCCATACATAGGAGCAGCACTTGGTGGGGCGTTTACAGGCGCGGCAGGTGCATTAGCTACTAATACGGTTGGAGGTGCTTTAGGCGCAGTGGGCCAAGCCGCAGGAAAGGTTATGCAGTTTGTAGGCAACACTGTAGGTAAAGTAGGAACAGTGTTTAACAACATTACTAAAGGCGTAACTGATACTCTTGGAAACTTTGCAAAGACTGCTAGTAACAAAATGTTTGGAACTACGTTTGAAGCCTCTGCTAATTTCTTCGGCCCCGGAGACAGTGCGTGGAACAGAAGCTTTGGAGGCGAGTCTAGATTTCAGAACTTAACTTCAGACAATGTTTTCTTTGAAGACATTAAAAAAAGCAGACAGGTTCAACTAGATCGTAAAACTATGAACGCTTTAGATCAAACAGTAACTGAAAGCGCGTCTGATTGGGACTCTTTTGAATATGGTCAAAAAGAGTTTGCAAATAATTCCGCAGTCGATCAGGCGATAGCTGACGGAAAAAGCAACTGGACTGCAAGTTTAGAGGATACTATTCCAGACGCGGGTGCGTTTGAGCCTACTATTTCTACTGATCCTCAGTTTAAACCAAACTATGGGCCACCAGAACCAAGCCTGTTAGAGAAAATAGCAGACGGCATTAAAGGCATTCCAGATCGCGTAACTGGAAAAATAAGTGAGGTAGCTGACGATCCATTGGGTTATGCATTTAAAGGAACTGAAGAATCACTCCAACAACAAGTAAATCTTAGAGTCGGGCAGGAATTAGGGATCTCAGAAAAACCTAAATACGTACAGAACTATACTACTAACAACGCATACGTTCCCAGCTTTGAAAGTTTTGGCGGTTCTCAGCAACAGTATGGCGCTCAAGAGATCATGAACGCACGTTCTTTTGAACAACAAGTAACTAACAACCCTAGCCCTTACGGATACACCGCTTTCCAGTACGGAAACTATATGGCTCAGCTTAGCCAAACAGCTTAAAAGGTTTTAAATTATGGCAACAGTAGAAGAAGAGTACCGCAAAATACAAGAAAGCGCCAAGCGCCCAATACCCGGCCAGTCTTTAACTAATGACCCTGAGAACCCTGCTCCGTATGAGAAAGCGCCTAAGTTCACTTCAGTTCACGCGGCTTCGGAGTATCTCTGGGAATCTTTCATTGAGCCAACTACTTATACAAGCTTAATGGAAACTGTTTCAGATGGTGTCCCTATTATGGACATTGTTCAAATTATATTATTTACTGAGTTTCAAAAGGGTTCGTGGAATCCTGACTTAATGATGATGTTATTTGAGCCTGCTACTTATATGATCATGGCTCTTGCAGAACGTCAAGACCTAGATATAGTTATTTATAATGGCGAAGACGATGATGAAATGGATAACGAGTTAGCACTGGGTTCTTTCTTAACTGAAGAAAAGCTTAAAAGATTTAAAAAATCTAAAGCCTCTGGAATAGTCCCCGAAGGAATATTAACTTCTGGAATGAAAAGCAGCTTAGAAACTCTTCCTGAAATAAAAACTGATGCGCCTGTTCAGCCTAGTTTAATGGAAGCGCCGCAAGAAAAAGAAGAAGCACAACTATCTGGCCTTTTGGCTAGACCGACAGGAGTTTAAAAATGGCTATTAGAGAGTTTGGCGAATCATTACTTGCAGATGTTAGAGAACGTAAAGACTCTCAAGCAAGAGATGCCCAAAAGTATGCTAAAAAACAACGAAAAAAAGAAGTTCTTCTTGCAAGTGGGGCTTGGCTAGGCTCTCAGGTGATGAAGATAGGCAACTCAGTGCTTGATGATAAAAATGAAAAGTTTTTACAGAACGAAAACTTTTATGCGCGAAACGCTAAATTAAAAAGCAACATAGCCGAAAACAATAAGGCTCTTAATAGGTGGAATACAAGTTTAGCTTATGAAGGTGGTCAAGATGCTTACTATAGTGCTGAAGCTCAGGCTCAGATAGAACAAAAATTTATGACCGATGACTACAAAGCAAGTCTTGGTAGCCCGGCAGAATATGCTGCACACATGCAGACATTCTCAGGCGAGCTGGGGTTAGTGATGAAAGAAAACGCAAAAGCTAATTTTGAACAAGCTTCAGCAAACGTGTCGGCGTGGAGCAATAATCCTGAAGCAGCCTTTAAGAAATCTGTGCTTAGAGGCAGGCCAGAAACCGTAGCGCAGAGTATTGCTCTTCCTCTAGTTAATTTATTTAGGGGTCAAGACGAGCGCACACCTACTCAAGCCGCAATAGATTCTATTGAAAGCGAAAAAGGTTTAGAAAGTCAAGGCAAAGTAGATGCTAAAGATGTTAGAAATATTTACGAACAAACAAATAATTTTAAATATGCTTTAGATACTGCCATAGAACTCAAAGAGTTTAGAGAGCGTTTTAAAGCGGCGGGAGACATACTGCCTAAAGCTCCTGCGGTTCGCGGTGAAACCTATACTGCAAAAGTTACAAATAACTGGGGCGTTTCGCAAGATGTGTCGGTCTATGATTTAACGATTAACGGTATCAGAATAAGCACACATACATTAGATATCGGCGAGCCTATAACGGCTCAAATAAGCAGTGCAAGTTTAGCACGAGCCGCACAAGAAGTGCCTAAAAACGAAATAGAAGCCATAGGAGCTGTACATAGAGAGCTTTCAAGTGAAAAAGATAAAAAAGAAGTGCTTGCTTATAAAGAAGAGTGGCTAGGAACTAACGCGCCTACTGACAAAGAAATAGCAGCTTTTGATCAGAACTTTTATGGAAAAGTTGCAATCGGGGCCAAGACTCTTAGTACAAAGTTTAAAAGTGTAGAAGGTTTAAATGCTGACTTTGCAACACAGTGGTCTACTCAAATGACCATTGAAAATTTAAAGGCAACAAAGAAGACTACAGGTTTTATTTTCAAAGACACAGCTTACAACAATGAAAAAGGTTTGTTGAGCCATGATGATCATTATCATCCTGTCATAGCTTTAAAAGCTCTTAAAACTTTAGAAAGTAGAGGCGACATACCTCCGTTTTTAATACCTCAACTAGAGGACGCAATTGGAAAGGCTGACTACTCTGCAAGAAATTTAAATATGAGTCAAAAACTGACAGCCTCAGACATATATAAAAGCATGTATCCTTCTAAAAAACCTGAACCAACTGGAAACGCTGTTGAAACTGGCGGAAAACCTAACGCAGAGCGCCCACCACAAAGTACAGAAAAAATAATCGAAGAAGTTACAGCAACCGAACAAGTTTCTTTACTTGAAGAGCCAGAAGTAATTGACCCCAATGAAACCAAAAAAGAAAAACGAGAGAGAAAAAGGAGAGCAGGTGACAAATTAAGAAAAGAAAGAGAGCAGAAAATTAAAGAAGGTCTATCTTCATTCCTTTCGTCAGTTCAAAGTAACGAAGGAATAACGACAAGAAACTACAACGAATATACAGATTAAAACAGCGCATTCAAAAAAAATAATTAATGAAGGAATAGAATTTAAATGTCAAACCTACATAAATATTATGCTGAGTTCTCTGGCGAAAACGAAATAGTTACAGCAGAACCACAAGAAAAAATAAAACCTGAGCCAAGTTCAGAGCTTTCAAATCTTCACCAGTACTATGGTCAGCAGGGACAATCTGAAAATCCTCAAAAACCATACTCAGGGAGTGCCGCTTTAGAAACTGTTACTGATTTTGAAACTAATCCGCAAGTAATTGAAGACTATGACACAGTTATGGGTGCTCTCGCTCGTAATAAAACATACACTAGTGGCATACTAGACACAGCGGCCTATTCTGATGACGGCCCTGCTGAGTTTCTGCGCGACCTAACAATGCGTATTAGTACAAAAGTAAACCTAGCTACAGAAGCAGGGGACTGGTCGCCACAAGAAAAACAGGCATTTACACGACTTCAAAGTAACTGGAATAAAGTTTCAGTTACAGGGATGAGAGAGTGGGCAAGTGCTATTAAAGACTATGGTATAGACGCTGTTGCTAATTTAGAAACTATTCCTGCTATAGCTAGTTTAATATTCCAAGGCGGTACAGGGGTAGCGGCGGCTCAAGTAGGATCAAGAACAGCACTAAGTAAAGTTCTAGCAAAAGTAGCAGTAGCTTCACAGCCTACAACTAAAACAGGTTTTGCGGCTATGGGCGCGGCTTATGGACTAGCAGACGACATTTCATTACAAAATTTAGAAATAGAAACAGGCCAAAAAGAAGAGTTTAATAAAGCGCAGACATACACAACAGCGGCTGTAGGAGCGTTGGCGGGCGCAGGACTTAAAAAAGGCATAGAGCTTTTCCAAGGCCGTAACACCAGTAAAGTTTCTAAAGCTTTAGCCGAACAAGATTTAAACGTAAAGCTAGTTGCAGAAGTCCCTGAAGACCAAGGCATTAAAGTTTTTGAAGACAGCCTAGTCGATGAAAGTATGCCTGTGTCTGCAAACGATGTAATTGTAGACTTAGGAAATTTAGTAGAGTCAACTCCAAATATTACAGGCGCAACTATAGCAGATATTTTAGAAGACTCTGCAAGTTCAATATCTATAAACATTAAAAAGCTTGCTAAAGACTCAGGCGGCGGTAAGAAAACAGTTGAAGAAATAGAAAACATTGTTATTCAATCTGTTGAAAGAGGAGCAACTGGAAAAGAAATTAGAAGCTTAGCATCTCACGGTATCTGGAAAGGCACAACAGCTTTAGTAGCAAAAACATATGGTAAAGCTTCTGGATTGCTTACGCCCTATGTAAAGTATTCTAATGATGCTAAAGAACTACAGAAAAAGTTTAATTTTCAATTTGGAATAGGTTATAAAACTACTAAAGATATTATAGGAAAAGACTTTTCAGAAACTGCCGCTCGTATAACAGGCGATTTAAATGTAAAGTTTATGAATAACGTAGAACCTATAGCAATGCATCAACTTACAGGCGAAGTAGAAGATAGTGTTAATGATGCTTTAAACCTAGCGGTTCGTGGTAAAGCTTCAGGAATTGAAGAAATAGATGTAGCAGGAAAAAAAATAAAAGCTACGTTTAAAACAATAGGCGGGCAATTAA